TCTTCAAATTCTAGAAACTTAAGATGAGGAAGGTCCGTTAGTGTTTCTTCGAAATGATCGTTAAATATTTTTACTTTTTTATTTTCCAATTTATAAACCTCCCTGGCTATAAGCAGCGAGTCTTAACCTTGAACCTTGTGCCTGACTTACATCGCGTTCTGAAAAACCTTTCGGTTGTTTTTCAATATTTTCATTACTTCGTGCTATTTCCATTAACACGTTTATTTGTTTCTGTTGATTTTCTATCATTTGTAGTAGCAATTCTGCGTTATCAACTGTATTACTAGTAACACTAGGTGTACGTAATTGGTTAGGTCGTTTATTTCTGTTATTTCCACTAATTTTACTCGCAGCAAGATGTAACAATTTCATCGCATCTGATTGTCTGCTTGGATCTGTAGGGATTACAATTTCTGGATAACCCCCTTCAGCAAGTTGATACATTCCCGATGTATTAATAACTCCGCCTGTAGCATAAGCATAATCTCCAGCACGTTTAAATGCACTTCTCCAACTCCCCATAATAGGAACCCACTTACCTACAATGTAACGCATAGCAGATATAGCTTCGTCAGTTGGGTTTAAGATGTTTCCGTGCCCTGGTTTAGCATATGCTCTAAAAGATGATCCAATCATTTGGAACATACCTTTAGAAGGGTCTCCCATTCTAGCGTTAATGTCCCAGTTGTTAACCGCATCGGCTTGGAAGTTAGATTCACGCTTGGCAACTCTCATCATTTGTTCGGTAATATAAGACGATTTATAACGTCCACCTAAAATAGATTGTGCTCTTTGAATTGCTCTACGTGCGTTTGCAGAACCACTACCACCAACTTTTCCGCCACCGTGACCTTTGAGCCACTTAAGTGGGTTTACAGTATTTTGGTTAGTAATATCATTATGTCTACCTTTTTCGACTTGGAAATGTAAGTGAGCACCAGTAGTCCAGTGACCACTATTACCTGTTTTAGCTATAGGTTCTCCTGCCTGTACTTTGCCGTGTTTCAATATTTTAGATAAGTGCATAAAAAATAATGTGAATTGACCTGTTAAAAGTCTTGCAACAAGCCCCCCACCATAGTTATGCAATTCACCTAACTGTCCGCTATTCGTAGCGTTGATTGTCGTACCAAAAGGTGCGCCAAAGTCAATACCGTAATGATGACCTCCACCAAAACTATAACCAGGAGCGCCACCATTAGGATAATATCCCATATTAATTGGAAACTTAGTAAAGGAAGAGCCATCGCCGCCACCGGCATCATTAAGCCATTCGTCAAATAATGATTTGACACCACTTTTTAATTTCTTATAGGCTCCTTGCATTAAATCAAAAGGTAAAGGTGCATCCTTGAGAAAATTAAAGTTAAATCCAACTTTGTCAAAAATTTTGTTAACTAATTTACCAGGGTGTCCTATATAATCAAATACATCTCCTATACCTGATATAACTGCACTTCCAACCTTTTTAGCTTTAACGGCAACCTCAGAACCAACTTTCTTCACTTGGTCTACTGCATTTCCTCCCAAGTCCTTGCCTTTACCTACTGTGCCTTTAATAGCTTTTTTACCTTTTTCAAACATATATTCAGCTTTTTCTTTGATAGCTGAACCGGTACTAAAACGAGGCATTTGGGATAACATCGCATGAGTTTGTGTGCCATTATAAACTTTAGAACCTTTAGGTAAGAATGTGGTTGTATCTCTATTAGGGGTAATAGTCGTTTTACCGTTAGGATACTCAATCATTTCATGTCTAAATCCACTAGGGCCATTACCTCTACCTTTGTCTCCGACTGTCGCAAAAGTGTTTCGGTTAATTTTCCCATGACTCACATATTTTTTAGATGCGTTTGTCCCTGTACTTAATTTAATAGACGGTAATTTATCCATACCTAATTTATCAGCAACCCAATTAACGCCACTGATCAATTTATTCAATCCTTTTTTAACACCTTTGACCATTCCGCCAAAAAGATTACCAATTTTACCGGTAACTGTTTTGATACCGTCTCTCATTTTATTCATGGTGCCCATAACTTTCGATTTCATGCTATTTACTATAGATACAGTAGTACTTTTAATTTCATTCCATTTCTTGCTCATGAAACCACCAACAGCATTCATGGTGTTATGAGTACCTTTTTTAAGTGATCCCCAAGCACCTTTGACGCCTGACCATAGGGCTTTCGCTTTATTAACAGTACCTTTTTTAATACTGTTCCATTTAGAACTCATGAAACTACCAACTGCTTTAAATATGGCAATTGTACCTTTTTTGAGTGCATTCCATGTATTTCTAACTCCAGACCATAATGCTTTCGCTCGATTAATGACAGTATTTTTCATAGCAGTCCATATTCTAACTGTGGCATTCTTTATAGCATTAAATATTGCAGAAACACCTTTTTTTAATGCATTAAACACAGAAAGAACACCTTTGCGTAAAGTTCGAACAATTCCTAATACAGCATTTTTTAGTGCAGTCCACACTTTTATAGAGAAGCTTTTAACAGCATTAAATATCGTAACTACTATACGCTTAATAAGGTTGATATTGAATTTCACTTGCGCAACATATGCTTTAATAATTGCTATAACACCGTTCTTCAAGGCGGTCCAGATTTTAATAGCACTATTCTTCATAGCGTTCCAGATAGTCGACAAAATAGTTTTCAATGTTTTGATAGGATGTAATATAGCAAGTTTAATTCCGTTCCATGTAGCTACAGCAACGGTTTTAATTCCGTTCCATACTGCAATTGTTGAAGCTTTTATAGCATTCCATATAGCTACTATATAAGTCTTAATAAACCCAAATATAGTTACTGCCGAATTTTTAATAGCATTCCAAGCAGTAATTACACTATTTCTAAACGAACTATTTGTTTTCCATAAATGAATAAGTCCAGCTACTAATAATCCGATAGCTGTAATAACTATACCGACTGGACCAGTCATAAACCTTATAGCTAATCCTAAGCCTTTAGTTGCTAAAGCTGCACCTTTAGTAACTGTAGTCCAAACCGTTGTTGCAGCTGCAGCAATTTTAGTTTTAATCGCTTGTATTGTCTGCGAAGTGGTTAGCGCTGCTATTGCGTATCTATATCCGTTCGCTATACCACGAGCAGTGGCGGTAACGCCATTCCAAATGCTAGTCGCTGCTGCACTGGTTTTAGATAAGAGCGATAATGTTCTCATACTCGTCATCAAAGAGCCTAATGTTGTTATAGCAGTGCCAATTGTTGATACCATAACACCAAATACCATTAGCAATGGTCCAATAGCTGCGGCTAGTAATCCTACAACTGCAATTGTTTTTTGAACGCCACTAGGCAAATTAGAAAACTTAGTCGCTAATTTAGTAACCCATGTCGCAACTTTGTATAAAATTGGCGCTAACGCATCTCCTAAAGAAATCGCTAAACTTTCAATAGCTGATTTCATCTTACGCATTGCACCGCCGATGCCACCTTCCATTTCATTAGCCATTCTTTTGGAAGCGCCACTAGAGCCATCTATGGATTTAGTTAGCTTTTTATAATCTTCATCTGAAGCGTTGATAACTGCTAATGCACCACTCATTGCCTCTTTACCGAATATTGTACTTGCTGCGGCTGCTTGTTGGTCTTTGGATAAACCACCCATTTTAGTTCTAAGTTGATCCATGACATCTCTCATAGGTAACATTTCGCCATTACTATCTGTTATGGAGATACCGAGTTCATCCATTTTGTCTTTCATCGCTTTTGTTGGTTTAGCAAGGTTAGTGAACATCGTTCTTAACGCTGTACCAGCTTTTTCGCCTTTTATCCCGGCATTAGACATCAAACCAATAGCTATCGATGTATCTTCTATTGTATAACCTAATGCACCGGCAACTGGAGCAGCATATTTAAATGCGTCACCTAAACCACGTACATCAGTATTAGCTTTTGAACTCGTTTGAGCCAAAACATCTGCAAAGTGGGTACTATCTTTGGCTTTCATACCAAATGCGGTTAAGTTGTCAGTTACAATATCAGATACGCTTGCTAAATCTTCACCAGATGCGGCAGCTAAATTCATTACGCCACCAATACCATTTAGCATATCTTTGGTGTCCCAACCTGCAAGTGCCATGTAGTTCATCGCTTCAGCAGATTCCGAAGCAGTAAATTTAGTATCTCGCCCCATTTGAAGTGCTTTTGTTCTAAGTTGGTTAAACTCATCGCCAGTAGCACCAGATGTGGCTTTTACTTTGCGCATAGTATCATCGAAGTCTATACTTTTCTTCATTGCAGCGCCAAATCCCGCTGTAATTGGTGCTGTAACGTACATACTCATATTTCGGCCAACCGACTTCATTGAGTCTCCAATAGATTTAATTTTAGGGCCTATTTCAGCGAAAGTTTGTCCTAGTCTGCCGACAGATGATTTGCTTACTGCAATCATTTCTCTGTATTTATCTCGCGTTTGGTCAAGTTCGTTTTGTAAATAGTTAAGGTTGTCAGCTTGTCGACTATATTCCTGCCTTAATTGAGCAGCTTTTTTGCTATTTACACCAGATTCTCTTGAAACTTCTTGGTATTTTGCTTTTAACGCTGCAACATTAGCTTTAGACTCTTTGACTGCTAGAGATAATTCCCTAGTTCTTAACTTATAAGAATTCAAACTTTTTTCAGAATACTTAAAGTTATTGTTAGATAATTTTAAATCAGCGTTTAGTCCTTTGAAACTACGTTTAATTTCTGAAATACTACGCTGAACGCCCATATCCTTCATGGATAAGTCAATCTGCAACCCTTTTATTCTTTCTGCCATCACTCCACCTCCTTACTTACAAGACGTATTACATGAATGCATTAATCATACTGTCAGTTTTCTTGACGTTTTTCTTATTACTTTCGTCAACTAACTCCATGAAAAAAGCAAAAGGCATGTCTAATATGTCATTGATATCCTTGCCGCCTTCTTTCATCATTTGCAGTATGAGTTTTTTCATATTTTCCTTATGTTCTTTATAAGTGATAGGTTTTAAATCATTTTGGCTAGTTGCTTTTTTCTTTCGTCATCCATTTGACCTTGTGCAATAAATTGAATTTGTTGTTGTAACTCTTCTACAGCATCTGGTGCATGTAATCTGTCTAATAAATCATCTTTTGTAAATTGATTGTTATAAATATCAACTACCATGTCTAACATTTGATCGATATTTTCTTGGGCAGAAGTGCTTTCATCTGATGTACCATCCATTAAATCAGCTGCATCATAGATTTTACGGAATGGAATTTGTGTAGGTGTAATATAAGTGTCGAATTTTGCGTTACCTTCTGAATCTGTTACTGCGTTACCTTTTTTGTCTACTTGTACTAATTTAATAAAATTACGTTTAGCCATTTATAATTGCTCCTTTGTTTTTGAATTGTAAATAAAAAGAGGGCATTTAAGCCCTCGTGTTGGTTATTCTTCTATTTCTTTGATTAATACCTTGCCACGTTTGTTATCGCTTGTAGAAAGGTCTAATATGCGATCGTGAGACACTTTTTTGTTTGCTGGTTTAGGATAAGTATCACCAGCGTTATATATTTTATTCTTATCCTCTAAATCGATGAATTTGTGTAAAACTTCATATTTTTTCTTAGCCATAATCAAACCTCCTGTAAATTATGCGCCTAATTCTGATTCTGCTGTGTCATCAGATGGATTACTACTTTCTGCAGAATCACCAAAGATGGCTTCCCAGATAGCATCCTTCATAACAGATGTACCTTTAGCATCGTGACCTAATAACATTGCTTTTTCTTCTTCGAAGCCCTTAACTTTAGCTTGCATGAATTCAGCAGTAGTAGAGTCAGAACTGAATTCTACGCCATCTTCTTTTGTATTACCTTCTAATTCAGGGAATGTGAATAATCCTTTAGGTAATCCCACATATTCGCGTGAACCATCTTCCATAGTTTTAGCAAACATAACAGCTACATATGGTGGCGTATCGTTACCAACTGAAACGATGCCACTTTCAGATTTCTCTAAACCAAACAGTGCCACTCTATCTTCTAATGGTAATTTGTGGAAACCAGCTTCTACTTCAATTGTTCCGTTAGCAACTGCCATTTCTGCCACTTGGTTATCACCATATGCTTTCTCGATGTCTTGGTCTTTTGATACTGAAATTTCTTGTAAATATTTAATGCGTTCTGGATCAGCAACTTTTTGAACGCCACCTTCACCATGCACTTTATAATAAAATTCTGTTAAACCTGTAAATGAACGGTAGTTTTTCTCTGCCATATTAAAACACTCCTAAATTTTAAAATATTGTTTACCTTCAAACCTTTTAGCTTGTCGGTAGATA